ACTGCTGCTGAACTTCGCAAGACTTACCTTGACTTGAAACGCTCACTTGGAGACCAAGGCGTAAATGACCCTCTTGAGGCAATTCTTAAACGATGAGCAAATCACTCCAACGCAATCTGCGATACCCGGCAATCTACACGAAGCCACTGAGCAAGAACTTTCCTACTGATGGAGACAAACTTATCGAGTTAGTGAATCTGGCTTGGAAGTCGCCTGAGCAACCTGAGGGTTTGCAACTTGACGAATGGCAGAAGTGGCTATTGAGACATGTCTTGGAGCGTTACCCATCAGACCATCCACAGTACCCGAATCAGCTGAGGTGGAGGCAGTGCGTAATCAGCCTTGGTCGCCAAAACGGAAAATCTTTACTTGGAGCCATCCTTGGAATCTATGGGCTTTTACTACACAATCAAGGTGCTCAGGTTATCTCTCTAGCATCATCCACTGACCAAGCACGAATTATCTATTCGAGAGTGTTGTTTACCATTCAGCAAAATGAGTTCCTTGCTAAAAGATTTAAGAAAGCAACTGAGCAGAGAGGTATTCTTACTGCTGATGGTTCTGGTAGATACGATGTCAAGGCTGCCAAGGAATCGGCTCTACAGGGAATCAGTATTTCATTATGTCTGTTCGATGAATTGCACCTAGCGAAAAAAGGTATGTGGACTGCTGCAGTTCTTGGTACTGCACAGCGTAAAGATGGAATGGTTATTGGTATTACTACTGCTGGAGACCAGTCTAGTGAAACACTAATAGATTTATACAAGATGGGAACTGCTGCTGCTCAGGGCGACCCAGAGTTAGAGCGTTTTGGTTTCTTCTGCTGGCAGGCTCCAGAGGGTAGTCAGGTGGATGAGCCTTTGGCATTGAAGATGGCTAACCCATCTATTGACGCTGGGAGATTGGACTTGAATACAGTTCTCTCTGATATCCGTTCCATCCCTGAGCATGAGGCTAGACGCTATCGCTTAAATCAGTTTGTAGCCGGGACTGCTCAGTCTTGGATAGCATCTGACCTCTTTGCTAAAGCAGCAGGTGACGGAATCACTAAACAGGAAAATGTAGTTTTATCTGTGGACCGTACAAAGAACTGGGAGTACGCGACTATCGCAGCAGCTAGAAAGTGTGAAGACGGAACTTATGAAACTGAGTTAGTGGATACTTACGCTAATGCCACTGAGAGGGTTCTTTACAATCGAATTAGAGAGTTGTATGCCAGAGGTTCGATATCTGCAGTTGCTGTGGATGACCGGCAGTTGCCTAATCTTGCTAAATTGCTAAAGGCTGATGGTTTGCCTGTTTGGCAGTTATGGACTAAAGAAATCTCGAGTGCCTGTTCAACTGTTTATTCAATGTTTTCAACTGGGATAGTCAAACATCGTAATGACCCTTTACTGCAGTTACAGTCACCTAAAGGCATCGCTAAATACACCGGTGAAACTTGGCTGATTAGTCGCAAAGAATCTCTCGGTGATGTAGACGCTCTTATGTCTACTGTTATGGCTCTTTATGTTTCTGCGACACACCAAGAATATGGTTTGCAAGTGTTTTGACTTTGTCGTATGTGTGTTATAGGTTGCTAAGTAATGGCGACCCTTTGGCAACGCATAACAGGCAGAGATGTTGAATCACGTTCAGCAACTCCAGTTTGGCCTACCCGTTCTGATTGGTCCGTTGGCGTAAATGAAGCTCTAACTCTTACTGCTGTTTATAGGTCTATTCAAATCATTGCGACACCAATTTCTAAAATGCCTATGCAGACTTTTAGATATGCGACAGGTATCGAGGTTCCAGTTGAGAACCCTGTATTAGTAAACAAACCAAACTTTCTGGAATCAAAGCGTGACTTCTTATTTCAGACTGTGGTCTCCATGGCTTTGGATGGTAACGCGTTCTGGCTAAAGTCTTATGGCTCTAATGGTCAGGTCAATAACCTGACTTTGGTTCCAGCTAGTGCAGTTACTATTCGTCTTGTAAATGGTGTCAAGCATTACGACTACCAAGTAAACGCAGATACTCCAGTCGCAACCACTACAACCGACATTCAGCATCTAAAACTGTTTAGCCGAGTTGGTTATCTACGTGGCTTAGGTCCGATTGACTCATGTAATAAAGACATCGCATCTGCTTTAGAACTTCGAAACTTTGCTTCAAACTGGTTTAGTGCTGGTGGCATTCCTACAGGTATTCTAAAAACTGATAAGCCTATTGGTGCTGAAGATGCTAACGAAATCACTGAAAGATGGCACGCCAAGCAGTCTGAGCGTAAAGTTGCTGTTTTAGGTCAAGGCTTTGAATGGCAGACGGTACAACTAAATCCTAAAGACGCTTTGTTTACTGACGTTCAGAGCCAGCAGGTTCAGGCTATCGCTAGACTTTTCGGAGTTCCAGCCAGACTTCTTCTAACTGGTGTAGATGGCTCTAGCGACACTTACAGCAACCTAGTCGATGAGTCCCAGACTTTTTATCGCCACACCATTATGAATTACACCGACGCCATCTCTGATGCTCTAAGTGAATGCCTACCACGTGGCACTAGAGTTGAGTTCAACTTTGAAGGTTTATTCAAGGCTGACATGGCTAACAGATTTGCTATGTGGGAGACTGCCATTCGTGCAGGCTTTATGACTGCTGATGAAGTACGACAGAAAGAGGGTCTAGTATGACCGATTTAGAAACTAGAAGTTTTGAGGTTCGCCTTGACGCTGAAACTAGAGAAGTAGTTGGAATAGCTGTACCGTATGGTCAGGTCGCAGACATCGGTGGCATGTACCGTGAGCAGTTCGTTCCGGGTGCTATCCGTTCAGTTGAAGACGTGAAATTGTTTTGGCAACATTCAGAGCCTATCGGGAAGATTCTTGAGGGAAGAGACACTGAACAGGGCTTTGAGATTAGAGCCAAAATCAGTGACACTCCTAGAGGTAATGAGGCGTACACGTTGCTTCGCGATGGTGTTATAAACAAGTTCTCAGTCGGGTTCATGGCTGTCGAGCAGACCAGAGAGGCTGACTTAGTTACCAGAACCCTAGTCGATTTGAGAGAAGTATCTCTCGTAAGTTTTCCAGCGTTCACCGGAGCATCTGTCTCCGAGGTTCGTGAGGAAATAACCGTTGCCGAAGTGGTGACGGATTCAATCCAAAGTAAGGAAACCATTAACATGTCTGAAAACATGGAATTGGATGTCCGTGCTGTTCAAGATGAAGTGGCTGAAATCCGTCGCGAACTTGAGCTAGTAAAGACTCCAACAATCGCTACAAACGCATTTGAGACCAAGTTTCGCTCACAGGGTGAGTACGCTAAGGCTCTAGTTTCAGGAGACCAAGATGCAGTCGAGTTGTTCCGTGCCACAAGCGCAGACGCAGCACTTCGCCCAGCATTCGTAGGCTTCATTAACAACCTAATTAACTCAGGTCGTCCAACTCTTAACGCATTCAACATTCAGGCTTTGCCAGCATCTGGTCTAACCATTGAATACGCTAAGGTAAACACCAACACAATTGCAGTTGGAAAGCAGACCACAGAGAACACAGCACTATCTACTGGTGATGTTGCTCTTTCAACTGTTTCAGTTGCTGTTTCGACTTACGGAGGCTACACAAACATTTCTAAGCAGGCTATTGAGCGTTCAACTGTGAACTACCTTGACGTAGCATTCCAAGCGATGTCTCTTGCTTATGCAAAGAAAATGAATGTGGACTTCATTGCTGTTCTAGCTGGTCTAACTTGGACTGGTAAGACATTCGACCTCTCAGCTCTAACTGCTGCTGCTGTCATGGGTGGAATTGCTGACGGTGCTGCTTACATCTACAACGCGACTGGTCTTTCACCTGAGTTCATCGTTGCTGGTGTTACTGCTTACAAGCGCCTAGTTTCAATCGTTGATACTGCTGGTCGTCCAGTTGTTTCACAGGTTGGCGATGGCTCAAACACTATCGGCGGCTCAAACATTCCGGGTCTAACTGGTTCTATCCTTGGTCTTCCAATCGTTGTAGACCCAGCAATGGACGCTAAAACTGCATACTTGGCTCACTCTGCTGCATTGACTACATACGAGTCAGCTGGAAACCCAACCAGACTAAGCTCAACTGATGTTACCAAGTTGCAGGACACTTACTCTGTTTACGGTTACGCTGCTATCGCAGTTCCGTTCGAGGGTGCGATTGTCAAGCTAAACACTGGAGCCTAATAACTCATGGCTGTAACGGTGGAGCAGTTCAGAGCGTATGTTGGAACTAAAGAAGTATCTAGTTTCGTTGATTCATGTTTAGCGTCTGCTAATCAGATGGTTGCGAAGTTTGTCGGGTCAGGTCGAGTGCCTACTGATGTTCTAGACTCTGCTGTTCTTTCTTGCGCTTCTGAACTGTTCCATCGCAGGTCTGCGCCTAATGGCGTGGCTCAATTCGCTGACCTTGGTACAACTGTTCGTATTGCCAAGGACCCAATGAATGCAGCTCGAGAAATGCTCCTACCCTTTACAGGTCCGGGTCTATGAGTAATGAGATAACAGCATCTAAAGCCGAGTTTGCTCTCGACTTACAGAATGCAGGGCTGGACGTTTTGGACTATGTTCCAGAGCGTATAACTCCACCTATTGTTATCATCAGTTCTGGTAGCCCGTATCTTGTAGCTGAAACCGTCGGTAATGAATATCGTCTAGGTCTCAATGTCACTTTGGTTGCTTCTACTGCAACTAATGAAGAGGCTACTGAAGCACTAGATGAACTTATTGCTCAGACAGTTTCAGCCATCAGTACTTTGGGATATGTAATACTCAAAGCTGTAAACACG